ACTTTATTTTTTCCTCTATAACCAGCTTGAACAAAGTGCATGTGCCAGCCTCCTTTTTCTGGTTTTGCCCAGACTCCTTTCTTATATCTAGGCCCTATATTTAATGCTGGATAACGTCTAGTTGATGGTGTATTAAAATACCATATAGACTTTCTCAATTGACCAGATTTAATTCTAGCATAAACTTGACCCATTCCTTTAGGCGCTCTCATTCCTTTTTTTAGCTTTGCAGTTCTGTAAACATCAAAAGACCTATTCCCTTTAAGTTTAGGCGCTTTTGACCTCATTACTTTAACAACTATTTTTGCAGCTGGTCTTAAAACATCTTTTTCAAGTTTCTTTTTATCTTGCATAGACAAACCAATATTTTCTAGCGCTTCAGATACAATTTTTTGTCCCTCTAGTTTGAATGTTATCATTGTTGTTTAAAGTTATTAGTTTGTAGTTCTGTATATAAAATTTTATACTTATCTCTTCCTCCATACTGACTCACACCAGTTATATTATAATACTGAGTCTCACCATATATTAATGAGCCATCAGCTTGTACTGGATAACATACCCTCATATTGTTTCCAGTTATTTGTTGAGAGTTTGCCCCTCTATTTCTTATAGTAAACTCAACTTCTTGAAATGAGTTAATACTACTATTTTTTTCTTTCGTGTTTGCATCTTTATAGTCTACTTTTGACCAACATACTATCTTTTCAGCCCAAGTCTTAGTAGTGCCTCCCATATCATCTTTTGCAGTAGAAGCATATTGTACTGTAATACGTCTATCAAATGAGCCAATATCTAACATTAGTTAAGTCCTAAAGTTTGTACTTTAAATCTATCCATTAAATAAGTTGCAGTCATTGGTATCTTTCCAACACTACGACCTACTACAGCTACTTGCCTATTTTCATACCATTGCCCCACTAATATCAAACATGCTTGTTGTAAAGCTAGTGGAACGTCAGCATCATTATCATATCCAACATCATAACTTATTTCTATTGCATTTAGTTGAGCAGCAATATCTGGGTATCCATCAATCCCCTCTAAGTCAGCTAACCTAATTCTCATTGGTGATGAGTATTTATCAAAAATATAATTTGATGATGCCCAAGTTGTTAAAGCTGGAGGCTCAGCGTCATTATAATATTTTATATGACTTATTGAAGCCTTGCCACTATTTACAACTGGAGAAAAAATAAGCTCAAAAGTATCACTCCATGTATCGCAATATTGAACTACACCAACTTCCATAATTTTAATATTACAATAATTTTCTATCACTTCTTGCGAAGCTAAAATTAAATTACTAATGTATGTATCATCTTCAGTATGGTCTACTCTTAAATGATTTTTAGCTTCTGTTAAAGAAACTATTTTAAGTATAGATGGTGATGCTATGTATGAACTTCTTGACATTTTATATTTTTATTAATTGGTGAAGATTGAGGGGTATTTCACCCCCCAAAATCCTCCAAAAATCAATTATTATTTTAATGATGTGTATTTAACAAATGAAGCACCATCAGCAACTCCCCAGTCAAAGTGATTATTCATTACTAATCTAACTTCATTAGTTAAAGCAGATGAATAAGGGTCTACTAAAATATTACTAGGCCCAAATTGACATAAATAAACTCTAGAAAAATCACCAAAAATTCCATCTGCAGAAGCAGCAACACTTGCAGGCGCTGAACTAAAGTAACCATCATAACCCATTAATTTATCATCAACGTAAGCTGGGTAAACTCCAGAAACTTGTGCTCCTTGCTTTAAGTTAGAATACATTGCCCAGTTGTTTACGAATGCTAATCTACCATCTAAACCATGATTATTTGCAATAGTTTGAATTGCAGTTAACATGTCTTCAGTCATTCCAGTACCACCAGCAGTAGTTGACTCTGTAAACGTTAATACTCCAGAAGTTGCAGCAATAGCAGCTGGCGCATTTGATACAGATGTAGACCCAAACATTGCAGTATCTATTTGAGTTGCCATATTACGTCCTAAATCATTCATTACAGCAGCTTCAGCAGCAGTACCATTTTGAGCTAAGATTACATTAGATAAGTTAGCATATCCAGTTAATCTTTTTGGTGTCAAAGTTATTTTATCAAAGTTTGCCCCGCCATTAGCAGCAGCTCCAACTTCAGTTTGCCAACCTACAGTAGACCCTCCAGCAATTGGAAGAACAGTATCAGCAGCAACAGTACCTAAGTTATTAAGACCTACTCTATTCCAAAGACCAGCCTCTTGCAAAGAATCAATGTAAGCGCCAACAGCAACTGGTGCAATAGCAGAGTTAGTTTGGTCAATAGCTCTTTTTTCAGTCATTATTGTTGGAATACCTATACCTTGTAGACCTTTTCTAGCTTCTGATTCAGCTTCTTGGTGCATCTCTGCCTCAATTCCACTTAATTTACCAGTAGACTGAATGTCCTTAACAGCTTGGAATAAACTCCATCCTCTAGTTTGCTTAGCAACGTGTGGCGTATTTACACTAACTCCAGATGTTGAAGCAGCGTTTCTTAATTCAGTTTCAATTTTTTCAGCTCTTTTAATATCAACATCTAACGAGTCAATTTTTGAGATGAAAGAATCAACATTTGTAGATTCGTCTTTAGTTAGTTCTCTTTTTTCAGATGTAGCAAGTGAATGCACTTCTTCTAATTTAGAAACTAATTCTGAACGAGTCTCTTTTAAATCTAAACTCTTTTTCATTTTAATTTTCTTTTTATTATATTAATTTTTAATTTAAGCAAATCAGTTCTTTTTTGCCACTCATTCTCATTTTCAATTTTTGTTTTATCTTTATGTGTCATTAAACTTCTTTTAGCCACCACTAAGTCATTTGCGTCTGGATATGCTGGAATAGAAACTGGTGATACGTCAAATAATCTACCAACTTTTTCAATAGTTCTTATTTCAGTACCATTGTTTTCTGACCATGAATCTTTCTCAACTTTAAAAGCAAAAGAAGACTGGCTAATATCACCTCTCTCCATACTAACAATTAAATCTCTTCCAGCAGTAGTGTCTGGAACATCAAAAGAATATGATAATCCTTTTTTATCTACTCCAAGTTTTAAAGTACCGCTAGACGTTCTAGCTAGTAAAAAGTTAGGGTCATGATTAAAAAAAGCTCTTACATCATTATCTAAGACATCATCAAAAGCTCCAACTTGTATCATTTCTCTAAATCCACCTAAGTCTTCAGAAAGTTGATTAAATACAGCAGCATGACCACTAACAATATTTCTTTTACCTTTTTTGTCTACTCTAGTTTCTATGTTAAAGAATCTTTTTTCAGTTGAGTTTGTTTTATCCCATACGCTTCTAGAATACTCTTCTTCTTCTTCTTCCTCCTCTTCTTCTTCTTCTAACTCATCTTCTAAAGCATTTTCATCTTCATCTTCTTCCAAAACCTCTTCAGTTTCTTCTTCAGTTTCTTCTTCAGTATCATCTGAAATAGAATCGTCCACGCCCATTGGCTCAGCTTCGTCTTCAGATGGGTCTCCGCCATCATCTGTAATTTTGATTCCCTCAAATTTTTCATCTTTTTCATATACAATAGTAATAGTTTCGTTATCTTCTATTATTTCTTTGACATGTCTCTTTTCATTCTTTTCCATAGTACATTTAGTTTCTATTTTATTTTCCTTTTTATTCATCTACTTCTGTAATTTCTTCATTTATATTTTCATCTAACTCTTCACCTTTTATAATAGTGTCTAGTGTTGCCATATTTAATTGCATGAATAAATTGTCTCCCTCATCAACTCTATTCATGTTTTCTTTTTGTCTAATTTCATTAATAGACATTGCGCCTATATTTAGCATAGTTCTGTAGTATTCAGCTCTCTCTTTTGGGTTTCCTCTTAATAATGCTTTTGCATTAAATTCAAAATACAACTTGCCAAACTCAGATTTTTTAAACAACTTGTTGTTAATTTCTTGCTCTATAGATATTAGATAAGGCATTAATGAGTATTGAACAAACTCTCTAGACTGCTCTTGAATATTATTAAATGATGACTTTGATAAGTCTCTTAAAAGATGAGGGGGAATATTAAAAATTCTTGCAATTTCTTCTATAGAGAATTGCCTACTAGCTAAAAATTGTGATGCCTCATTTGATAGAGAAATTGGAGAAAATTTTAGCCCCTCTTCTAAGATTAATGTTTTTTGTGAGTTTCCAAGTGTTGAATAATTTTGAGCAAAGCTATTTTTTAATCTATCAATTGCTTCAGTAGTTAAAGCTCTGTCAGTTTGTAATACTCCAGATAGTTTAGCACCATTTTTAAAGTAGTCATTTCCATAAGTTTCTAACCCTAAACCCCAAGAAATAGAATTTGCACATACATCAATTGGGCTCATTCCAATTTGACCATTTCTTGATAAGCCTTTAAAATGTAAGACGTCATAAATATCTAAACTTTCACCAGTTTTTTTATCTGAATAATAATACTTTTCTTCATATTCTACAACCTCAACATCTTCTATGTTTAATGGTAAAAGTTCTAATGGTCTTCCAGCGCCATTTCTTATTATCTTGACATAACTATTGCCATTAGTAGTTATGTCAACCATCACTTTACTCATGAAAGTATATGGAGTCATAAACTCATTAGGTTTATTATGCAGTAATTTAAAAAGTGGGTGGTCAGCTCTTTGCTCTTTGTCTCCGTTTGGCAGTCTTTCAAATAGTTGTAAAGGTAACTGAGCAACACTCTCAGATAGTATTCTGACTGCTGCCCAAACTGCTGTATTTGTTAGTGCTGTATTTTCATCAACTGGTATTCCAGTTCCACCGCCTACCATTCCAAAACTTGTTCCATTTGAATAGTTGATAGACCTTTTATCTTTAGCAACAAATAGGTTTGTTACAAAATCGAATAATCCCATGTAAAAAAATATATTTTCACAAATATAATATTTACATATTAATTATCTTGAAACAAAGTTTCATTTTTTATTTTTTCTATTCATAACAACTCTAAAACTATCATAACTAGCATATTTGTTTTTTCCAAAGTGTTCTCTGTACTCTTGCTCTGTTTTCTCATAAGCACTAATGTAGGTCTTTTCATTTTTAGAATAATAAAAAAATCTTTCTTCAAAACCTCTTGCGCTTAATAAAATTAAAATTTCTACTGGTATTGTCATTTTTAAATTGATATTAATCCTCTGTCATTATACACGCTGTCTCCCTCTGATTCATCTGTTAACCACTCACCAAGAGCCATTATCATTGCTACAATTCCATCAATTTTTTCAGAAGACCTTGCTTTGTCTGGCTTAATATTTTCAGCGGGGTCTGTACGCAAACTTACATTGCTCATCTGCCATCTTAAAATTGGATTGTTTAAATGATTTATGTCTTTATTTAAAACCATCTTTTCAAGTTCTTTTGTTGGGCTACTCATACTTGCAAATCCTTGACCAAATGGAGAAAGTGCTAAACCATCATTTGCTAAGTTAACAACAAGGCTTGATGAGTTCCATCTGTCAAAAGCAACTGACACAATATTGTATTTTTCTCTTAACTCATTAATTTTAATTCTTATTGCTTCATAATCTTGCACGTCTCCCTCTGTAATATTCATTAATCCAGCACGTTCCCACTCATTATATGGGACTTTATCTTTCATTACTCTAGTATAAATAGTATCTCTAGGTATAAAAAAATGTGGTAACACAACAAACTTTCCATTATCCATAGGAAAAAAAAGAACAAAACTAGACAAATCTCTAGTAGATGCAAGGTCTAAACCACCCCAACACTCCCTATTCTCTAGTGATTTTATGTCAATATTTTCATAGTTCTCTAACCATTTACTATCAGAAATCCATTTAGTGACTGAACTAGTCCAGATGTTTAGATGAAGACGCTTAAAACTATTCTCATACGATACAATTTCAGTTGCTCTTTTAGCTTCCCCTTGCATGTAATCCTTTCTAATACTTTTTCCATAATTTGGATTTGCTTTTATCCAAGTCTCCTCAAGAGTAATATCATCTTCTTCATCTGCTGCATAAATAACTGGCAAAAAGGAATCATCATCAATTATTCCCTTACTTACCTTGTCCGCATAGTCATGAACTTCCCAGCAAATATTCCCATCTGACTTTGAACTCCCCGCAGTTGTGATAGCCATTATAATAGGCTGAGTTCTTGCACCAGTTGAGGTCAGCATAGTGTCCCAAAGCTCTCTAGTTGGCTGAGTATGTAACTCATCAAATAATACTGCATGAGCATTGTGACCATGCTGCAACTTTGCATCTGAAGATAAAACTTTATACACGTTTCCTTTTGCTGGGTTAACAATAGAATTTCTGTAAAGCTTACCACGTTTGAAAAGTTCTGGGGACATTTCAACCATTGACTTTGCAATATTAAAAATAATACTTGCTTGGTTTCTATCGCCAGCACAACTAAATACTTCAGCACCTCTTTCAGAATCTGCAAACAGAATGTATAAAGCTATCGCAGCACCAAGAGTAGACTTTCCATTTTTTCTAGGTATTTCTACATAACAAGTTCTGTATCTTCTTAATCCAGTTTCTTTGTGTTTAGTTCCGAATAGTGGTCTAATAATATCATCTTTTTGCCAGTCTTCTAGTTTGAAAAGTTTACCAGACAACTCTCCTTTGCAATGTCTAATCATTGTCTCAATAAAAGCAACAGCCCTATCTGCTTCAACGTCATCAAAATAGTATTTACTCAAAGAAATTGTATTCATTATTGTTTTGAATTAATGTTGGTTGTGATATACTACTTCTGGCGCTTGGTGTCAATCCAAATTGTACTGCTATTTTAAGTGCTTTGTCTAGTGCTTTGTCTGCTATAGTTTGATATGGTACAGATTGCGTATGCTTAATCTTTCCATTCTCATCTCTGTAAACTTGAATCCTACCTTTTTCTCTTAACATTATTTCAGTCTCAATGTGTAAAGCCATAGCGTTACAATAGGCCTCTATTAATCTCATGTCAATTTGATGTAGCATTTGTTTGTTTAATAGTTCAGAGCATACCTTAGTAAATTCTTCTTTACCAATTTCAGTCAACCATTCTGGAGGGTCTGGTAAACTTGAGACTAGACTTACAGTCATTTCATTAGGAATAACTCTTTCTGGTTTCAATGTCCCTCTAAGTTCTTTCTCTTTAGTTGGTATTTTTTTTCTTCCTCTCATTATAATTTACATTGTTTTCATAATCCCATTGCTCTAGATTTTTTTCTAGTTTATTAGCATATTTTTTATTATGTATTAAATTAAAAATTATTATAATACAAATGATAACTATTGTTATTTCTAAAATTAAATTATTCATGTTTTTTATTTTTTAAAAATTCTAAAATCATTCCACCAAAATAAACGTCTTTTTTTTCCCAATAGTTTACTAATTTTTCAGCTTCTGGAAAATCTTCTTTATTAAATTTTATTAAGATAGTGTTGTTAATATCATTTAATTTATTTTCTTTTTCAATAATTTCTTCTATCTCTTTAGGGTCTTGCCACACGTCAACCCCATATTCTTTCAATAAAGCAGAATCCCACTCATTCCCCAAAATATCATAATCCCAATCACCATTGTGACTATTATCTTTTATCATTATTTCATCACAATATTCTTGATAGCTTTTAATAGGATTCCCATTTTTTTCAGCCTCAATATTATTTTCATTAGCCATCTCTTTTGTAAACATATCAGTCCAGACTCTTCTTTTTCTTAAATGTAAACACACTTTATGTCTCATGTTTCCTCCAATAATTTTAAAATCTTCATCAATAATTATTGGTCTTAATTTCATGAAAGTAGGATTGCGTTGAATGCTATTTACTAGAATTTTAAATTTTTTATTTTTAATCAATCTAGGATTTTTAGAATTTGATTTAATTTTATTTATTTCTAATTGTTTTTTCATAATGTAAAATTCAAAGTAACCCCCCCAACTTAAATATGGGTGTAAATACGTTTGACTAGATTCAGTGA